CACTGGCGGCGCTGTTTGCCAATTCCGTTATGGGCAAATCCGCGACATGGTTTCCGGGCGGCGCTGGTTCGGGGCAATCCCTGCGCCTGATCCTGCGTTCCCCCGATACCGTGACCGAGTTCGGCGCGGCGCGGGTCTGGTCGGAAACCATGGTTGCCGACATTCGTGTGGGCGAGGCCCCGAGCCTTGCGACCGGCGACCGGGTCGACATCGACGGGGTGTCTTATACTGTGCAGGGCGAACCGGTGCGGGATCGCGAACGCCTGATCTGGACGGTGGAACTGGTGCCGCTATGAGGTTGAGCGTCACCTTCTCGCCCGATCTGGTGGCCTTGCTGGAGCAGGAAATCAAAGCCGGTGAGCGTGCGGTCACCGCCGCGATGAAAACCGCTGGTGCCGAGCTAAAACAGGACTGGCGCGACCAAATCACCCGCGCCGGTCTGGGCCACCGCCTGCCGCGCACCATTCGCAACCGGACCTATCCGACCAGCGGTGACAGTATCAATGCAGCCGCCTTCATCTGGAGCAACGCACCGGAAATCCTCAACGCCCATGATCGCGGCGCGCTCATCCGTTCGAAATCCGGCTTCTGGCTGGCTATCCCGACCGGGGCTGCCGGAAAGGGGCGCCGCGGGGCGCGCATGACACCGGCACAATGGGAACGACGGCGCGGCATGCGGTTGCGGTTCATCTATCGCCGTAACGGGCCGAGTTTGTTGGTGGCGGAAAAAGCGCGGATCAATACGCGGGGAACAGCAGTGGCGTCGCGATCAAAGACCGGACGTGGGCAGGTCACCGCGCCGATATTCCTGTTGGTGCCGCAGGTGAAGCTGCGTAAACGGCTGGATCTGGCGCGTGATGCGGAAAAGGTGGCGGGATCGGTGCCGCGGTTGATTGTGGAGAAGTGGGTGGACAAATACCCAAGGACAGGTTGAATGATCAAAACTTTCGCCTTGCGAGATTTTACGCTGGCCAGTTGGACGCCTGAATGTAACGCAGGAATCGATTTTTCATATTGGAAGCGACTATCATGACCGACAGCTTGTTTACAGATATAATATCTCAAATTGCTTCGAACAAGTTTTCTGATGTGAAAGATGCAAAAACACTTTCTGGCCTTGTCCCTGTATGGGCCAAGGTGTTGGAAGCGATCATTGACCGCTCACAAAATGAATTCCACAAACAGGCAACATTGCTACACATTGATTTGAAGCCTGAAATGACCATGTCCTTTATAAATACAGTGCAAGGCTTAGCTAAAGAAATTGTCGAAACTCGGACGGACGGACGATCCCTTGCGGACATATCTCCGGAACAAGAACGTGAATTTCATTCATCAGAGGCGGGGAAAAAATTGATCACGGGCACTGCCAAGGTCATAACCACAGCATGGCTCGAACGATATCGGGAACGCTGGGAGCCAAAGTCGAAGAAGAACCTTGAGAGCGAGAAGAACCCACCGCCACCCAAACCCCGCAACGTAAAAGAGGTTGGCACAAACCACTTTATTTCTCGATTTTTCCTTAAAAAATATTGGGCGGAAAATGGAAAGCTAACCGTGGCGAGGCGGGGTGGTTCAACCGACTGGAAAATTAGAAAACTGCCTTTTGGCAAATGGGGTCACCAAAAAGACTTGTACAGTGACCAGCTTGAGGATCGTTTCAGTTTGATTGAAGGTGACGGCGAAGCGCCAATCCGCAAGGTTATTGACCTTATCCCGTTAAACGATCCTGAACGGCTGGCATTACTTGGGTACTTCATTGTTCAGAAACTGCGAAACCCATTTTACCGCAGGCAGATGATTGAGGGAGTGATTCCGGTTTCAACAAGGGAGGTCGGCACACAGAAAGCAAATGACCCTGTTTTTCAACGCGATGTCTACGAGACAATTTTTGAAAACAATGAATTGTACGATCACATTTCCCGCCCGCTTCTGTGGAGCAAATGGGTCATGGTGCGCGCATCAAAACCAGTATTTGTGTTGCCCGACACGGCATGCATACTTTCTGCAATAAATGGGCGCAGCATGCTTGTAGCACCTCTGTCGCCGACTGCATGCATTATAACGACCGGTATTGAGGAAAATGAAAAACGCGTTGTACCATATGAAATCAATAACGATGAGCTAACGGAGTTGATTTCTTCGGGCCTCTCAACTTCATGTGATACTGAATTTGTGTGCCATTCAACGTTTCAGCGGAAAGCCGTCACAGGACGGCCGAACGATTTCTTGGGAGCTGCATTTCAGATTATTCAAAAAGCCGTGCAGGAGGATAAGTAGTGGAAATTATCAATACCCCGCCTCGCGTTGGTGTCGAACAGCCAAAACCACGGCATCCGAGCCATCAAACCGGTAAAGCGCGATATAGCCGCTGCCGCCAAAATTGATAAACCACTCGCGGAATTCCGGATCCATATCGGGAATCGGTCGCCCTGCAGCGGGCTGGGTTTCGAGGATATTCATGCCCTGCCGGATGGCTTTTGCCGCACCGCGCGCAGCGAGGGGGTTCTTTTCGGCCAGAAAGTTGTAAAGCCGCTCAACGTCCCGCAGCGCTGCGGGCGACCAGATCAGTTGTGGCATTCAGGAACATCCGCCACTTCACCGGCTTCCAGCTTGGCCAACCATTCATCGGCCTCGCTATGGCTCACATGCAGGCCGGTTTCCTGATAATCGCTCCAGGCTTTCAGACCGGCCTGACGAAATGCCTCGCGTTTTTCCTCGCGTTCCACAAACTGGGTCACGGCTTCGCGCATCATCCAATGCGTGGAGCGGTCTCTGGCCTCGGCCAATAGTTTGACGCGATCCAGCATTTTCGGGTCGAGCTTTACGGCAACGGGGCGAATGGCATTCATCTGGCGACTCCTCACGGGTATTCACTGGTAATACCCTTAACATCATTTTGGCAACTTGAAAAGCCACAATACAGCGAGACATCCATGCCCTCACCCCGAGAAATCATCTTGCAAGCCCTGCTTGCGGCACTGCAAACCATGCCCGCTGCCACTGTGTTGCGCGAAGAGGTGTTGTCCGAACGCATTCCCGCTGGTGGCCTTGTAATCCTGCGCGACGGTGACCCCGGCACGCCTGAAGTCACCCTGTCACCATTGCAATACCATTATGAACACCGCGCCGAGATCGAGGTAATCGTGCAGGGGAAAACCCCTGCCGCACGGGCAAACACCTTCGACACCCTGTTGCAAACCATCGGCACCGCCCTTTCCAGCGATCGCACCCTCGGCGGGCTTTGCGATTGGGTGGAGGCGCAGGCCCCGCAGCCGGTTGATATGCCGATGGAGGGCGCTGCGGCCCTCAAAGCGGCCATCATTCCGGTCATTCTGACTTACACCACGGCCGATCCGCTGGGCTGATCCCGTGGAATGACCCCAGTGGGATGACTTCCACACCAAACAAAGGAACCACATTATGGCACGCGCACAAGGCGCGCGGTCGCAACTCGCGGCTGCGTTCGAGACAACCTATGGCACGGCACCGGCAAGCGGGTATTTCCGGATGCCGTTTGCCAGTGCCTCACTGGGGGCGGAGCAACCGCTGTTGACCTCCGAACTGCTGGGCTACGGCCGCGACCCGCTGGCCCCGATCAAGGATGCGGTAACGGCGGATGGCGATGTGGTAGTGCCGATTGATGCCGAGGCTTTCGGCTTCTGGCTAAAGGCGGCGTTCGGTGCGCCCGTTACCACCGGCACCACCAACAAAACCCACACATATAAGTCCGGCGGCTGGACCCTGCCGAGCATGGCCATCGAGGTTGCCATGCCGGAAATCCCCCGTTTTGCCATGTATACCGGCTGCGTGCTGGATCAGATCTCGTGGCAGATGCAACGCTCGGGCCTGCTAACCGCCACCGCCAAGCTGATCGCCCAGGGCGAAAGCGTGGCCACAACCACGGCTGCTGGCACCCCGACCACATGGACGCTGCATCGCTTCGGGCATTTCAACGGCTCGATCAAACGGGGCGGCACGGCGCTGGGCAATATCGTCACCGCCGACATCCAGTATGCCAACAACCTTGACCGGATC